AATCTGTTTTACTTTAGCCCATTGTTCAGGTTCAATATTATACTCTTTTCTAAAGTCCTCCTTTGTGTAGTTCTGTTTTTTGTTTACATTGTAAATGTAGCAAGAATCAGTCAGTAATTGCAGAAGATCATCGTCTCCTGTCACTATGCAAGCTTGTTCATCCGAATCTTTATTCAACACATACTGAGCAATAAGATCATCAGATTCATATCCCTCTTGCATAAAATTATTAACTAATCCAATTGCAGGAAGAATTTCATCACGAATCGTATGAAACTGATTGTAGATAGAATTCCATAACTCTTGTTCAATCTCTGTTTTATCTTCCTTCTTCTTGTATCCTTTCAGTAATTCTTTTCGTTTGCTTGATTTACTGTCCCAGAAGAATATTAGTTGATCTGCTTGAACTTTCTTCAGAATAGTAAACAGTTGTTTAAAGAATCCGTAAGTTACTCCTGTTTCTAATCCGTCATGTTCTAGATTTCCTACTGTATAGACTGCTCGATAACAGAGTGCAGATGAATCAATCAGTAGCGTTTTCACATTTCACCTTAATTTTTATTCCCATGTATTGTATATTTTCTAATCTCACAATTACCATGTCATCAATACATAGTCGGTTCAATTCTTCATTTTCTTTTTCTGTAAGTTCTATTTCTTGAATCTTACGCCCCCTAACTTCTGCGTCTTTTACTGCTTCTTCCATGCGATCAAGAATTGTTTCTTTGTATTTAATTTTCATTTTTTTATATAAAATAAGTTACAGTTATTCTTTTTCCAACAGCCATTTTATTTGTGCCTCTCATTATTCGTCCCTTTGTGTTTTTAAAAATTCTTCTTTCTTTTCTTCCTTCTCAACCCAATTTAATAAATCACAATGTAATTCAAAATCTGTTTTTTGGATTTCAAATGCGTAAGCTTTTATTGCTTCACGTGATGCTTTAGCATAAGCATCTCCAAACTTTTTTGATCTTGGTTTTAATGTAAAATATTTTAATTCTAATGGCATTTCATTTCACTCCTAATAATTTATGAAGTTGAACATTAATATTTCCGTTAACTTTATAGGTCATCATTAAATCAGCTAATTGTGTGTTTGTTATATGTGGATAAACTGCTGACCATGCAAAGTTTGTTTTTTTATCCATATCTATTTCATATTTAGCACTTAATGATTCTATAAAATCTTCTTTATTTGTAATCACAAATTTAATCCAATCATTCATATCAAGCAGGTGGTACGGAAATCTAAAATCTGCGTATTCATAAAAAGGTTTAAAATCAACCACCCAACTATCAACTAAACTTACCATTAGTGGGTCAACATCTAATGAACCATTAGTTTCAACAGAGATATAATATTCTGTTTTTTTAAGTTCACAAATTAATTCCAAAAGAGCTTCATATTGTACTAAAGGTTCACCACCAGTGATAGTTACTTTACTGCATTCTAAACTGTCTACTTTTCTTAATACTTCTGATAGTGACCAAGCCTGATGTTGTATATCAACAGATTTTATTGCTTCAGATTGGTCACACCATTTACAAGCTAAGTTACAGCCTTGGAGTCTGACAAATACTGTTCGTCTGCCTTGACCAAAAGCGTTTACTTCTCCATCGAATGAACAGAATATCTCATTTATACTGATCATATTTATTATTCCTTTTTATAATAGTATTCGAAGGTTATTCTTTTTCCTGATGGATCTATATTAGAGAACATATTCTTTTCAAAATGAATTTCATTGAAAAGATGTTCGACATGGAAAGTTAGGTTTATTTTATCGTCATCAAGTAATTTTTTTAGTTCATCAATAATGTCACATAAAGCTTTTCTTTTTGCTTGGTAAGTTTCCCTTTCGTTACATAATCTCTGGTACTGTTCTTCTTTTTCAGTACTCCACATAAAAACTCCTTATTCGAATCTCTTTTTTCTGTGCAGTTCCAATGACTCTTCAATCTCTGTCCAACAAGCATAGACAGCATTATACAGCTTATCTTCAAGATTGTTTGTTTCAATGTACTCAATCATTTTTGCTTTCGTTCCCTCGAAATCAATTTCAGGGGCAATGATTGTACTCTTTTTCTTTGACCAATACCCTTCATTGACAAGAAATTCAACACAAGCAGTCACATCATCAATTCCTAAATCATAGTAGATGGGAAATGTACCTTCACGTATTTTTCCTGTCTGTCTGTTCTTTCCTATCTTAACTATTGTATTCACTCCGATCTGTCTGTCCTTAGCTGTTATTTTCTTTCCTAAGTACAGCCAAATTTCATACCATGAATAATGCTTTAGAGCTTTTCCACCACTTCTCGTTTTCTTTGAACCAAATGCCATTGCATTTAGATTCTCTCTGACTTGAGAAATAATGATTAATATTGAATCAGTTTTCTTCAAATCAGTCCGAATATTACGCAATAATTCAGATGCTTTTTTTGCTTTTGATCCATAACTTCCTGTACTTTTTTTGCCCTTCCTTCTTGCTTCTAACGCTTCTTCAATTTTCTTTTCATCAGCATCAGAATCAAGTGCATCAAATGAATCTAGAATATAAACAAACGGACTTCCCTCTTTGACAGCATCTTTGACATACATATGAAAGTCTTCAATCGTGTCTGAAGCTATAGGATTTTTGTCAGCATCATAAGCAGGAGCTTCTAGTCGCTTCTTCAGTTTGTTTCCGAATAACTTTTCGATATTAAACGAATCAGCACATTCAGCGTCATCATAAATGAATCTGTAATTATTGAATTCAGGATTTGAAGCAATTGAAGCAAGTGCTGTGAATGCTAAAATACTCTTTCCTGCTGAACTGTCACCTATGATATTGACTATTGTTCCCTTGCGTAATGCTCCCCAAGGATTATCCGCTAATATGCTGTTCAGCATTGCACACCCTGTAGAAAGCAGATTAGAGTACACGTCTTTTTGACTTTGTTGTTTTCTTCTACGCATTAAGAGACTCCAAAAAAGCCCCAAGCAAATCACTCAGGGCTTTTCGTTTGAATTATTCTTCCGATTTCTCTTGGCATTCTGTCCAGACTGAACAGGTTTCGCATTCTTCATAATCGTCTAAATCTTCTCCAAAGTCATGTCCGTGTGGGCATTCAAGTTCTTGTTTCTTCTTTTTTCTTGAAACTTTATCTGAAGATTTACGAGAAGGTTTTTTGGGGGTCTCTTCTTCCTCTTTTTCATCCTCATCCTCGTCTTTTCGAGACTTTCTCGATGAAGCTCTTGTTGGTTTTTTAGGTCGTTTAGGTTTTTCATCTTCTTCTTCTTCTTTGTCTTTGTCTTCCTCTTCAGTTGCAGTCAGACCAAACAGTTCTTTTTGCAGTTCATCGTATCCTTTAATAACAATAATTGAATCGAGATCAATTACATCTTCAAGAATTTCCTCATCGTAATCATCACGATCTTCGAATTCAATTTTGCGGACTTCATAGAAGTCATTCTTTCCTAGTTTCCTCTTTCTGAATGAAACTACGAGAGTTTTTCCACCTTCTAGTTCAGCAAAGTCTCCAAGCTCTTCATCTCCTTCATAAATCTCTTCATCGATTGCTTTACCGAAATTATGATAACTGAATTCAAAAAGTTGCACTCCTTTATCTTGATCATTCAAATCAATGATGTTGTAAAGCTCCCTTTCTTTCGCTTTCATTTCCTTAGCAAGTGTATTGTCTTCATCTGAATCACTATTGTACAGTTCTTTAACATGTTCACAAATAGGACAGGGCTTCTTAATAGTTTTAGGACAAACAACAGCTATGTTTTCAGGCCCTATATTGAAGTGAACAAAATATGTGCGTTGATACCACACCTCTCCTTTTTGTGCTTCAGGATGAGTATCAACTTTGACAACATAAGGAATTACATCCCAATGATAAGGGCCCTTTGACTTCACTTTAATGAATTCAGTTCCTTCAGGGGCATTTAAAAATCTATTACCCCCACGTGACATACTCTTTTCAGCTTTCTTTTTAGCTCTTTCTCTCATTGAACTTGTCTTTTTCGCCATTATTTCCTCCTAATGACTTATAGTGTTGTAGAAATTCCAGTTTAGATTTATGCTTTGCATCACAAAAACATCGTGTGACTGCATACACAAAAACTGGAATGATTAACAATAAAACGACAGCAATTAAAATTAACCATCCTAGACTCATTTCTTTTTTCTCCTATTTCTTATCTTGTCCCTTGCTCCTTTTTTTGTTTCATATAGTTTCTTGTGATATTCATGCGCTAAATCTCTCGGTTCATCAGGTGTAGAAAAGTACTGCTGATTCAAAAGTCGAACAAGATTCTCCAAAGCTGTTTTTCTTTGCTCCATTGTTGCTACGCAAGAGTACAGTTGATTAGCTTCATGTTGTGCTTCATTGAAATCTTTTCTGATTCCATAGTATTCTTCAACTGCTGATTGATAATCTTTGTGCGTAAGAATTGTTGCTGTTATTGCTCCTTCAGTTATTTTTACTGTTAAATTGAATTCTTCAGGTGCTTTTCGAATCATCAGATCAAGTTCAGCTTTAATAATATCAACATTCTCTTTGTAGCGTTCAATTTCTAATTTCAGTTCATTCTTTTTCTCAAGAGCAGAATTGTATGCTTCTGAATATTTGTAGTACAGATCAGACTGCTCAATCCAAGCTATGTCCAATGCGTCAGGATCGATGAGCTTATCAATCTTGATGTCTTGTAATAAATTATTCATATTTAACTCCAATCTTATCAAATCCTAAAGCCCATCCTATTAGTACGTTATATAATGTAATGCCATTTTTTAAATCAGCATTTTTTGGCAAAGTTTGTTTTACTATCACATCACCTTGTTTGTTTTTAAGAACTATTCCATCTTTTTCATCTATCGATACGCTTCCAAAAACATAATACCAACCATCTCTATGAAAATTGTATGTGTCTCCATCATTAGTGATAGTTGCTAATCTTATCTTCAACATATTGATTTGGTGAGTAATATCTTCTAACTCATCACATTTCTTTTGAAGATCAGGATCGTCTTTCTTTTCACTAAACTTTTTACTAAACATTTTCTTCTCCTAAAAATTCAAGTGCGTTCATAATTAACATAGTCAAAAAATTGAAAAACTTAACAAAATTTATTCGTTCAATTCAGACCATGCTTCATAACAACCTCTAATTAATTCATTTCTTCCATCAGTATTATAAAATGCTTGTTTGAATGTGTCTAAAACAATGAAGCCTACAGCATTGTCGTTCAGCAAAACAGATGCAAAGTATCCCCGTATCTTTCTGCGAACAGCTTCAGGATCTTCATCAATATTTTTCAATATATCTGCTATTTGTTTCCATGATTTCTTTTCCATCAATGCTCTGCATAAAGTAATTGTCTGCTCTCTCTTTTCTGCTTCTTGTTGTGCCGCTTCTAACATATCGTCTTCATTGAGATGAATTATCTTCTCAAGTATTTTCAATGCGTCACGAGGATGTCCTAACGAGTCTCTAGCAATCTGTACTGATACTTTTTTAGGAAGTTCAACTCTCTCTTGTTCACAAACATGATTCAACAGATCAACAATCTGTTTAGGAGACAAAGTAGATACTTGATATTGAACACATCTGCTTTTCAGAGTCGATATCAAGTTCTGAGGATCAGTCGTGCATAAAAAGAAATACACATGTTTTGGTGGTTCTTCTAAAGCTTTTAATAAACAGGACTGCGCTTCGTTTTTTGCACTATCTCCACCACGCCCTAAAAGCGCAACTTCATCCAGTATGTAAACTTTCACTGCACCTTTCATGGGCTTTGTTCCCATTGTTCTGCGTATCTCACGAAC